TCTTGGCTTTCTTCATTAAGTTCATTAATAAGTTCGTTGCGAAGGTTATCCCTTCTTTCATGGAACTTTTGTTGTAGCTGGTTGTAGCTGTGTTGGAGCTGTTCTCCACTTTCAAATTTTTCGTCAAGCCATTCTGGTCTGCTTTCAGCTGATTCAGTTTTCTCCGTAGTTTGCTCTGTTTCTTGGATTTCGGCTTGATTGGTGCTTTCATTGCTTTCTGTAACTGCTTGTTCATTCATGATACCTCCTTAGCAATCCCATTTTCGTAATGATTTATTTATACGACTATTTGGATCATTTGCAACCTTTTTACTAGTTAGCTTCTTTTTCATGCCCATCATTCTTTTACAGAACGACCTTCTTCTAGCAGCTGCCTTTGGACTTTTCTTCGCTTGTTTTCTAGAAACTGGTCGTTTGATATTTTTCCCTTGACGCCTAAGACTAGCACGACCCCTTGCATTGAGTCCTCCTGATGGACTTTTGCCTTCTTTTCTTTGCCAAGCTGGAGTCTTTGCCATTTTCTAAGTCCTCGCATATGTTGGTGTTTTGCCACCACTATTAGGATTGGTAGCTCTTTTTCTATTAGTAGCTTGTTTCTTTTCTTTAGCACTCATCATCATTGCCTTTCTCTGTGGTACACATTTTGGGTAACCTCTACCATCGCCTTTAGAACGACCACACTTTGGATGTTTGCCATCTTTCTTTGTAGAGATATCTACCCATTTCTGATTGAACCATTTAGTTAAACTCATGCTGAAGTGTACCCACCACCCATTTTTTTATATTGTTGCACCACTTGACCTGATGCATAAGCTGAAGGCCATTTCTTTACCCTTGCTTTAACTATTGCTTTTGCTCTTGCATATAACTTTGGATTTGTTGGTTTTGATGCCATTACTCGACTCTCCTTTCAATTGATTGGTCTGGGATCTTTTTGCCCATTTCAGTTCGTGCTTTAATAATTCCCACAATGTATCTTTGTCCTTCATAGTGTGCCAAACTCTCAATTCCCAATCCTGGACCATGTACATTGTTCGTTGTAAGACCTTCAAGATACTGGAGAAACTTTTTACCAATACCTTCAGCAAATAATGCATTGGCTTTACTATTAAGATCATCTTCAACATTTGGAGGGTACTTTCTACCATCTACTGAATTTACTACCTCTGTTTTACTTTTATCCTTGACCACCTTGTCCTCCCATATAACCTTGAGCTAATTGCATTGCAGTTTGCATATTATTCTGAACTTGCTCTTGTGATGCTAACAAGTCAGGCTTTAATCCAAACTTCTCTGATAAAAACTTTACTACTTGCTCTTGGTTAAGTAAAGCTGGACCAATCTCTGGTCCAAATGTACCAGCAAGTGTTTGATTAAATCTTGTAAAGTCTGCAACATCTTGCAAGTCTTGAGCCCTCAGTAATGGAGAAATAGGTACAATTTTTATTTCTCTACCATCTATTTTAGGTATATCAATAAGACCTTGTTGACTGTATATAAATACAATACGTTCAACTAAAGGCATTAAAAATTCTTTTTGCATACGACCAGCAACAGCTCCCATGTCTCTTGCAACGTCAGCTAATCTTTCAGATACTTCAGTAGCAGATAATGGAGTTTTTGCATTTGGTCTAGAATCTAACTCATCTATAAACATAGCTTTACGGACATTTCTTCTCATGTCGTCTAGAATAAGTTGTGCAACATCAAATCTAGCTGGACTCTGTAAATTTTGAATTTGAGAGCCAGGACTTCTTGGTATAAATGTTCCAGGTTGTATTGTTATGTTATCAGGATTAAACACTCCATCATCATCATAAACATAAGCACCACCTATAGCCATCTCAGCATTTTCTAATATAAGCTGAATAGTTAAGTTCAATGTTTTGATTGCTGGCATTGCTTGTAATACTGGACCTCTACCCCAAACTTCGAATCCAGACTTAGACCATCGAGTAGTAATCCAAGGCACAGAACCTCTGCCTTTTAGTTTTGCCTGATATAAAACTGCCTTATCTGTTTCAGATATTATGTAATAAGTATGTTCATCTTTAAATTTATCTTCGCTATCATAACATGTAGCTTCTATTATCTTTGTTTTTCTTCTTGGATCTCTTTTCTGTATAGCTTCCATTTCAGGTGTATACTTTATGTATGGATATCTATGCTTAATATCTGTAATGTCACAATCATACATCCATCTGAACCAACCAGTAACTTGATCCATGCCACCACCAATAAGTGCAAGGTTAGTTGGAGGTACTGCTGTAAAATGCAAATCACCTAAAAACCTTCCTGGCTCTACTAACATATTCATAGTGCCAATACCCAAGTCTTGTAGGCCTTCATGGAACTCAGCATTGAAATTACTGTTTCTTAAACCCTCATGAATAATCTCAGTAATTTTATCTAGTTCTTTTTCCATAGCTGGTGTGACTGCTTCATCAGGTATTTCTGGTCCAGCTATTAATTTAAATGCATTGCCATTTGGAGGAAAGAATCCTAACTGTAATCTCGATGCAAATCTTGGTACTCCAGTACTAGCAGTTTCATCATATACTTTTTCAGTTCTTCTAGAACCATACATTTCTCCATAGAAACTTTCTCTATCAGGAAATACATAATCGTAGATTTCTTCCCATACATCTGTCCAAGTATTCCATCTGCTTTTGGCTCTTTGATACTTGTCCATTACTTTTTTATAAACAGCATCTTGACCTTGGCTTGTGGAAGGTGCTGGATCAGAATCATATCTTTCCATTTTAATATCCTATTTTAATTCTACCCATAGTTTTATTTTTACTACGATTTTTCATACCTAATTCATCCTCATCATCATCATCTCTAAATCCAGTAAAACCTTCTAACTGTTTAGATTGAGTTGATTTAGGGCCAATCATATTAGCAGCAATCTTTCGTATTCTTTCTTTCTTTTCATTTTCTAAGTCAGCAGCTTCTTGTTGTTGTTGTTTTTTTAAATCAGCAAGTGCTTTTTGATCTTCTGGTGATTGTTGTGGCATTTTAGGTGTTTTAAACGGATTGAGGTTGCCCATTACTATTCTCCTTGTTATCTTCAAATATGCTTTTTCCACCCCTTTTTTTCAATTCACAATACAATTGATAAGGTGTGAGTACCCAAAATTTACGAACATTACATAAATGTTTCATAAAACTAACACAATAAAGCCATCTAGGTACATATATTGGTTTATCTGTAGGTTCATATTCTATGCATTTACAATGCTTAACCATAAAACCAATCATGTTTGTGGCTTCATCATCTGTCAAAATAGATGCTTTAAATCCTCTAGTAACAAATTCCATGCATATCCAATGCTTAACTGCTGGTATATACTGAACTGCAAAACAATGAGAGAAACCTTTTCTATGTTTTGTAAACAGTTTCCATAGACCTATATTCTTAGCATCACAAAAAGCTATAATCCATTTCATAAACTTCTAGCCAATCTTCCTCTTTGTCTTGTTGTTCTTAATCTTGCAAAAGGATTACCTACTCGTTGGACAATGGTAGGGGAGGTTGGACTTCTCCCACCTAATATTACTCTACGACCTTCCCCACCTCCAAGAAATGCATACTGTAAAGCATCATGAACATGACTAAATCTGTTTTTGTCAGGTCTATCTTCATACCTTTCATTAGACATATAGTATATTCTTTTGTACTGATATCCACCTTCAAAGCCAGAGATGAGGTTTGTACATGTAGGAGATATAAGAATTGATGGATAACCTTCTGTCATTTTGTTTAATACAGATTCTACTGCTTCTACTCTAACTGCAATATCATTAGTAGGAGCTGGATAGCATTGTATACCAGCTGCTCTTAGAATCATAAAAGGAGTATGCTCAGATGTTTGAGCCATTTGGTTACCAGCTGGATCTCCAATAAACTTTAATGGTAGTTTTTCATAACCATTTCTAGATATATCTTTTTTAAGTAAATCAGCAAATCTTGTTGCACCCATATCTTTTGCTAAAAACTCATGGAATATTATCCATCTGTTGTTATGGAATTGACAAAATATAGCTGATGGACTTCTTCCAAAGTCTATTCCAACATAAACATCAGAATGTGGTTCAGGAGTTAATGGTTCTTTAGCAACATGAGTTTCTTTTTTAAACGTAGGATAAACAGGTTTACCATCTAATATAGCTTGATATTTGTTTAAAACGTAAACAGTTACCCAAGCTGGTGACTTGCCAAGAATAATCTTTTCATAGTAAGCAGCATTAAGGTTGGATCTGTTTTCAGAATCTAAATTTGGTGTATAACCACTTAAATTACCATGTTCATCCTTCTTTTCAAACATTGCACTTGGTTGGGAAAAGAAATTCCAATCATCAGGTTTAACCATAAGTAGCTTTTCATCAGTTGTTAAATACTCTGGTATAGGCACTTCTCCAGCCATAATCCCCCACCAATGGGATTCATCAGGGCTGTTTGTGTCCATAATTACCCCAAACCAGCTAGGACCACCATCACGCATAGAAGGAAAACGCCCAACACGCATAGTGCATGCATCAACAATGTTTTTATTAATTTCACGGGCCTCATTGATCCAAACACCAGTTAATTCAAGAGATAATAGCTTCTTGACATCTTCTGTCTTATCTAATGCTAAGAATATTACTTCTAGTTCAACAGTCGTTTTGTCTGGTAATGCAATACATATATTGTGAGTATACGGAGGTGACCATACAAATCTCCCTAGTTCATCAGTAAACCAATCTCTCCAAGTTTTGATAGTAGTAGTTTTGAGTTGAGGATTGGTATTTCTTATTACTGCCCATCTGGACTTTCGCACATTCTGTGCATTTGGCTTTTGAGATACTGCCTTTCGCATGATTTCCATGCAACAAGTTACAGACTTCCCTGATCCTACTGGCCCTCTTATTCCACGAACAAAAGAGCCATCCTTCATGAAAGCCTTGGCAACATTCCCAGGAGGTTTGTAGTCGAGATTCAAAAGAATACTCTACGACTTGCTCCACCACCACCAGCTATTAGTGATCTTCTACTTGCAGCTGGCTTCTTTGCCTTTGGAACTTCAACACCACTTTCAGCAGTTCCATCTTTTTTAGCCATAGCTCCTTCAGCTTCAGGACTTTCATCAGGTTCAACAGTTTTTGTTGGATCATATTCTGATTGACCATAATAAGAACCAGCAATAGCATTGCCACTTTCATCATACTTTACAGCACCAACAACAGAACCTCTTTCATCTAATACTGCTCTGCCACCTTCTCTTAGAGTTCTTGCCGCTCCTTTAAGAGTTTTGCTTTGTACAAGGCTGAGAATGTTAGCTCCTGGGATAAACATGTCTCCAGTACGACTACCAGTTAATAAACCTTTGTCTGCTTTTTGCTCTAGATCTTGAGCCATTTTGATATTCTCTTGAACAGTATTCATGGTTTTGCCA